ATCCCCCCCCTTTTTTTTTCATATAATTTTTTAATAGCGTTTTTGCTATTTGGCTTGATTCGAATTCTTGTACATTTGCAGTAGTACGCAAAAAACAAGATGGACATACGTACAAAGCGAAATCAAACGTTGAAACGTTTTGCGAAATAAGCTATTATATAAATTATGCTTTATATTACGGATGAATAGGGGGAAATATGTTTAATTTAAGTACAACTATAACTAATGCAGAGGCAATATATTCTAAATACAATGGAATGAGTGATGATTTGAAAGGCGCAATAATAACTGCAATAATTACCGGGGTGATTTCCGTAATTGGATTTGTAGTAACAAATATGTCATTGAAGAATAGTTTTAAAAATGAGCTCGCAAGACAGAGGGACAATATAGCATTGGAAAAAATGTCTACTATGCCATTTGAAATCTTGGGGCTTTTGGATAAAGCGAGGAGCTCAAAAACTATTGAGAGCGAAGAAGTTGTGAAAATTTTGAACATTATTTACGCTTATGGATCAGAAAAAGCGATAGCAATTGCAACTCTTATGCAAAAAGAAAATTATAAAAAAGAAGAAATGGGAAATCGCAACAGGTTTCGGATTATGTCGGCATATATTTTGTTGGCTACTCAAATTAAAATGGACGTTACTGGCGTATGCGTGAATCCGGAATTTTGGTTTAAAATGAGAATAACGGATTTCGAAAGTACAAAGAAGAAAATTGTAGAAGCTAACAACATGCTGGTGTCAGAATTGGAATTAGATGATAGATTTTATATAGATTTAGAAAGCAGCCATTAAAAGCTGCTTTTATTATGTTTAAAAGGTGGTGAGCTTGATGACAAAATTAACAGATAAGCAGAAAAAGTTCATAGATGAGTATCTGGTGGATTTGAACGCCACTCAAGCAGCCATAAGAGCTGGATACAAAGAAAAGGCAGCTTACCGGACAGGAGCTGAGAACCTCAGAAAACCTCAAATTCAGGAAGAAATCCAGAAACGAATGGAAGAGCGTCAGAAGCGGACAGAGATCACGCAGGATATGGTACTCCAAGAACTGGCTGCTATTGCTTTTGCTAGAGCGACAGACTATGTATCTGTGATGGGTGGAATGGTGCAAGTAAAAGATACGGATCAGCTATCAGATTCACAAATAGCAGCTATTGCAGGAATCAAAGAAACGCAGAACGGGATAGAAGTCAAGTTAGGAAGTAAGGAAAAGACACTCGAGCTTCTCGGCAGACATTTAGGTATGTGGAATGATAAGCTGGATGTAGCAGGAGATATGGACATGAAGATTGTAGTAGACTATGGTGATGAGGATGAAGGAAGTTAATGTTGGGTTTAACAGAAATTTCAAAGAGTTCAATGAGTGCAAGAAACGGTACAGGCTAGCAAAAGGCTCTGCTGGATCCGGTAAATCGGTAAACATTGCACAGAATTTTATCATCAAACTTGGCGATCTAAAGTATAAAGGTGCAAATCTCTTGTGTGTCCGGAAAGTAGACACAACAAACAAGGATAGTACCTATGCAGAGTTGAAGAGTGCAATATATAAAATATACGGGGATAAAGCGGGATTATTCTGGCAGATCAGAAGCAATCCAATGGAGCTGATCTCTAAAGTAACCGGGAATAAAGTAATTTTCCGAGGAATGAAAGATGACGGACAGCGAGAGAAAGTAAAGTCTATCACATTTGATGTCGGAAAATTAACATGGATATGGATTGAAGAGGCAACAGAGCTATATGAAGCGGATGTCGATATTCTCGATGACCGACTCAGAGGTGACTTGTCATTCAATCCATTTTTGTATTATCAGATCACGTTCAGCTTCAATCCGGTGTCAGCAACGCACTGGTTAAAAGCGAAATATTTCGACATAAAAAGTGATGATGTATACACACACCAGTCTACGTACCTGCAGAACCGGTTCATAGATGAAGCATATCACCGGCGCATGATGATGCGTAAAGAGCGGGATCCGGATGGGTATCGGATTTACGGACTCGGCGAATGGGGAGAGACCGGAGGGCTTATCCTTACAAATTATGTGGTTGAGGAATTCGATACATCCCCAGAAAGATTCGATTACATGGTAAATTCACAGGATTTTGGATTCAACCATGCGAACTGTATCGGGGAGGTTGGATTCAAGGATGGAGATATCTATCTGTGTCGAGAGTTGTATGTATTTGAAAAAGATACATCAGAGATCATACAGTTGGCTGAGGGAAAATTCCAGAAGAGAATTACCATGTATTGTGATTCTGCGGAGCCGGACAGGATTAAGATGTGGCAGAAAGCTGGATACAGAGCATGTCCGGTCAAGAAAGAGCCAAACAGTGTGAAAGCGCAGATTGACTACTTAAAGCAGCACACGATCCACATTCATCCATCCTGTACAAACACAATTAAGGAGATCCAGCAGTGGAAATGGAAAAAGGATGAGAAAACGAACACTTTCACAGATGAACCGGTGAATTTCTTCGATGATGCGATGGCGATGCTCAGGTACTCAATTGAGCAGGAGAGAAAAGGCAAAGTGAAGTTAAAGACCTTTAGAGGAGGAATATAAAATGAATGGGAAAAGACCATACAAACTGCCGGAACCGCTTTTATGTTCCGCTGATAAAGAAATCAATATGACATTAGTAGATGAGTATATTCGCAAGCATGAAGAGCGAATACCAAGGTACAGATACCTTGAGAATCTATACAAAGGTTTCCACGATGTATTCCGTCTTCCGGAAAAGGAGTCATGGAAGCCGGATAACCGGCTGGCAGTGAATTTCCCAAGGTATATCACAGAGACCTTTTTGGGATACGCTTATGGGATTCCGGTTAAAAAATCGCACCCAGACGAAAAAATAAAAGATGCGATCCTTGAATTTGACCGGGATAACGATATCTCAGATCAAGAATACGAGCTGGCGAAGAAGTGCTGCATCTACGGACATGCTTTTGAGTATTTTTACCAGGATGAAGAAGCAAAGACAAAGACAGTAGTCTGCAATCCAAAAGAACTGTTTGTTGTCTACGATGATACCGTAAAGAGCCGCGCCCTATTTGCAGTGAGATACGGGAAAAAGGACGATAATGTTACAAGGTATGGTGAGATACTAACAAGGACAGAAATCATCCCATTTGAGGGAGAAAAGATGCAGGAGGGAGTGCTGAACCCTTATGGGCGCATCAACTGTGTTGAATACCTGTTAAACGATGAGAGAATCGGCCTGTACGAGGAAGTTGCCGGCATGGTAGAAACATACAACCGAGTGATCGGAGAAAAGGCAAATGATGTAGATTCTTTCGCAGAAGCGTATCTTGCAGTGCTTGGCGCCGAACTGGACGAAGAGGGTGTTTACAAGATCAGGGACAACCGGATTATAAACTTGTACGGCACAGATAATGCAAAAGATATTATCGTACAGTTTCTCGGAAAGCCCACAGCAGATGGAACGCAGGAGAATCTGTTGAACCGGTTGGAAAATTTGATTTACCAGACGAGCATGGTAGCGAACATCAGTGATGAATCTTTTGGAAATGCTTCTGGAACTTCCCTTGCGTATAAACTGCAGTCTATGAGCAATCTTGCGTTGACGTTCGACCGTAAAGTTGAAAAGTCCATGAGGAAAAGGTATAAACTATTTTGCTCTCTTGCAACGAATGTGTCAGATCGGGACGCATGGAAAGACATCGACTTTACAATGAGCAGAAATATCCCGAAGAATCTTTTGGAGGAAGCACAGACAGCACAGGCGCTTGAAAGCATCGTATCCAAAGAAACGCAGCTGCAGGTCCTCTCGATCGTTAAGGATGTTTCAGAAGAGATTGATCGAATGGAGAAAGAGGAAGAAAAGAAGCAGGAAACAATCGTAGAGAAGCGGATGTTCGGAGGTGCGGCAGATGAGCAGCAGGACGTACTGGAAGAATAGGGAAGAAGAGCAGCGGAAGAAGAATATCAAGGACGAAGCTGAATACGCGAAAGAGATCGAGAAGATCTATGCGAACATGATGGATGAAATCCAGAAAGAGATCAATGGATTTTACACACGATATGCAAAAGCAGAAGGGATCACAATCGCAGAGGCAAAAAAGCGGGTATCTAAAATGGATATTGATGCATACAGCCGGAAGGCGAAACGGTATGTAAAGGATAAGAATTTTTCGAAAGAAGCCAACGAAGAGATGCGGCTATACAATGCAGCTATGAAGATCAACAGGCTTGAAATGCTGAAAGCTAATATCGGAATGCATCTTGTTGGTGGATTTGATGAGCTTCAGAAGTATTCTGACCAGATCCTGACAGAGAAAACGCTGGAAGAATTTGAACGGCAGGCAGGAATCCTTGGAAAATCCATCCAGAACAATGCAAAGATGGCACATTCGATCGTGAACGCTTCTTTCCACAATGCGAGATACTCAGACCGTATTTGGATGTATCAAGATATGCTGAAAACTGAATTGTCGAAGCTATTACAGACTGGTTTGATACAGGGTAAGAATCCGAGAACACTGGCAAGGCACCTTACCAAACTGTTTGGAGTAAGCCGGGAAAATGCAGAGCGACTGATGATAACAGAATTGTCTAGGGTGCAAGCAGAAGCACAGAAGCAGTCCTATATCCGCAATGGATTTGATGAGTATGAGTTTATCGCGGAGCCGACAGCCTGTCCGATCTGTAGATCGTTGGACGGAAAACATTTTAAAGTATCAAAAATGATGCCTGGAGAAAATGCGCATCCAATGCATCCTAATTGTCATTGCAGTACAGCAGCATATATGGATGATAAAGAGTATCGAGAGTGGCTGGATGGATATTCCGAACATGGAATGGATTTTGAAACTTGGAAGAAGAGGGTTGAAAAGAAATCTACGTTTGATATAATAAAGGCAGATAAAACTGTCAGCGGACATTCCGGCACTCCTAAGATGGCAGAGGCAGGAATGGTAATAGATCACATTGGAAAAGATGGGAAAGTAGATGTAAGAGCTTTTTACGGAGAGTCAAAATTAAAATCTAAAGATATCCACACAACCGATCATGGGAATCCAAAGCAGCACCCTTATGGAGAACATGGGGAACACGTACATGATTATACATGGGGAGATGACAGTAGACTGAAGAATAAGACAACTCGCGAATTAAGCAAAGAGGAAAGAAAGGAGAATGGCGATATATTATGAATAAAGATGAATTAAGACAAATTTTATCTGAGTGCTGCAATGATATTTCTTTCTTTTACAAAGGATTGGCATCGGGAGTGACAGTTGAAGTCAGAGATTACATTCCAACGTATCAAGCGTGGCATGGTAATGATACGAAAGAGTATGATAATGTAGATGAGGTTATGAATGATAAATTTTATAGCGGAAAATCATTAAACGATCTAGTAAAAGAAGTAGAAATTGATGCAATGTAATACCATCGGTCGAGCGGGCTGGTGGTATTTTTGTACTCATTTTGGAGGTGATGCGATTTGATTGAGGTGAGAATTCGACCAGAGCGAATTGAAATCTCTGGACACGCCTGGTACGCAGAACCTGGAAAAGACATTGTTTGTGCTGGCGTTACGGCGCTTACGCAGACGCTGATCCAGTCGATTAAGGATCTGGCAGGTGATGAAATAGAATACAGAATATCTCCCGGAAAGGCTGAGATAGAATACAGGAATCTGTCAGAGAAATCAAAAACTCTGGTGGATTCCTTTTTCGTTGGCATCTGTTTGATTGCGGAAGAATTTCCGGAATATATGAAAGTGAGGTGAGAATATGAGTAAAACAGAGAGTTTTATCAGAGCAGCAACAACAAGTGAGCAGGCACTGATTCTGGAATTTGCGCATGAGGGGAAAGAGTACCTTGTGAAGAATTTTACAGATGGGGATGTGTATGTTGCGCTCAAAGAAAGTGCGACAAAGGAAGAAAGCGCATTGATTCCAGCACAGACAGCGCAAACTGTGATTAGGAACAAAAATTACTACGTAGGAAGCAACATCGTCCAAATCATCCCCACAGCAACAAGCGAAAAAGGAGTAGAAGTACAATGCTTAAAATGGTAGATGGAACAGGAATCATAGGAGTGGATATGATCTGTCCTCTGGGTGTCTCCACTCCACAGCCACCGAATTATGACAGGGTAGAGCTAGAGGGTACAGGGATTTTGGTGCTGCCAAATAGTTTAAATGCACTGCTGGAGAGGTTGGAGCTGGGTGGTAAGACGGATCAGGTGCAGACTACAGGGAAGAATTTGTTTGATAAAAATAGTGTCGTAAATGGTGTTATTATCGCTGATGGAACAGTAACAGATAATGCACCGTTATATGCAACAAGCGATTACACCCCTGTAAAACCAAGCGTAACGTATGCATGCACCGAAACCGGATCAAAAAGATTAAAATTCTTCGATGCGGACAAGCAGCCTGTTCAAAAAATCAACTTCGAAGATGCGAATGTCGAACGAGGAGGTACACTCACGACTGGGGAAACTACAAGTTTTATAAGATTGTCGCTATTGCGCGAAAAACTTGATTCAATCACGCTGAACGAAGGCTCTAAATCCATTCCTTACGAACCCTACACAGGCGGTAAACCCTCCCCAAGCCCAGAATATCCGCAGGAAATCAAAAATGTTGGAAAGTGGAATGATAAAACGAAAAAGTATGAAGTTGATGTGAAAATTACTGGCAAGAATTTGCTTGATATCGAAAAAGCGGAAGTAAGTGGTGGGAACCTTTGTACTGCAAAACGTGAGAATAATATCGTAAAAATTACAGCAATTGAAACAGTTACTTCGAAACGTGCATATGCGATAGTATCAGGTGGTGGCATATGCTTAAAATCCGGAAAAACTTATTTTCTAAATGGGAGAAAAGTCGGGACATCTAATATGACGCCTATGTTCGCTTTTTTTAAGGAAAAAAACAATGGAGAGTTACTAAAAATGGGTAACTTTTATACCCCAAACGAAGATATATGCATTGATATTGGAATATATTTAGTTGGAGATGCAATTAGAACAGGTAATACGCTTGAGATAACTGACATAATTGTGTGCGAAGGGAAAGACGCTGCACAATATCAGCCATACACCGAACAAACCCTCACCATCACATCCGACAGACCAATCACAAAGTGGGACAGACTGGTAGAGCAGGGTGGACAGATTGGGTGGTTGTATGGGAGCGTGATAGCAACAATTGATGAAACCGCTAGCATTTCTTTGTATGCGCCCAACGGATTCTATGCTTACGTCAAAAATATTGACAAGAAAGAAAAAACTGGATATTGCGACAAGTTGTATGCAAAGAAAATGTCGAACGGGGAACCATTTGTCTTATTCGGGAATGCCAATAATAATGTGCTTTATACGCTTAACACTCAAGAGTTTTACGGGAAAACAGTTTCGGAAATCAAAGAAAAATTGAAAGAATACCCACTCAATATTATCGGAAAATCAGAAACCACCGAATTCGTCCCACTCCCACAATCCGAGCAGAACGCTATCCGAGCATTAAAAACCTACTACCCAACCACAGTCATCACAGCGGACGGAGGGGAACTTTACCCAGATATTAAAGTAACGTATCGAAAGGAGATATGATATGAACTACGCAAAAATCATGGAAAACGGAACTGTGAGAATCAGTTCCATCAAAAAGGAAGGCTACAAGCCACTTAAAGAAGAGAAGCCGGAGGGATTTAGTAATCTAGTCTTTGTCGGCTATACCGAAACAGAAGAGAATGTAATCAAAGAATACGAAGCAGTCGATGACGGTATGAGCGCCTATGGGAAATTGCAGAAAGACTTGAAAGCAACACAGGCGGCGCAGGAAGTCACAGATCAGGCGGTGCAGGAACTTATTCTTGCAACAATGGAAGCGGGGGTGTAAATTATGGCACAGTTTTTGGCAAACAGAATTAAAGGTGGACATCTTACAATTGATGAAGTACCTGAGAGTTTAAAAGAGCAGGTGCAGGCGTTGCTTTAGGAGTAGATATGTTCAAATGGTTAAAGCAGAGATTCTGCAAACACAAGTATTGCAAGCACTACAACAAGGCTACAAAGGGATATGTTAGGCGTTGTGTAAAGTGCGGAAAAATTGAATAGGTAAGACATTAGCACATAGAGATATGTGTTATTTTTATGCCTTTTTCCGGTAGGCGGTAAAGAACCGGAAAAATATTTTAAAGCAACGGTCTGGACAGTGGATGGACTGGGGCAGAAAGGAAAAGATATGAAATTTAGAGAATTTATGGCATTACAGTTATTTGCCGAAGACGAAGGAACTGGGGCAGAAAGCAATGGATCCGGCGCAAACGGCGAAGAGACACGTGGCAACGAGGAAAGTAATGGAACTTCCGGTAATACGTTTGAGGACTTTTTGAAAGATGGGAAGAATCAAGCGGAGTTTGACCGGAGAGTCAACAAAGCGATTGAAACTGCGCTCGGAAATGCGAAAGTGAAATGGCAGGAAGATGCTGACCAGAAAGCGGAAGAAGCAGCTAAAGTTGCAAAAATGAATGCAGAGCAGAAACAGCAGTATGAGATGGATAAGCTAAAAAAAGAAAATGAGAGATTGCAGGCAGAATCTGTAAGGAATCAGCTTTCCAGAAATGCGGCAGGAGTGCTTGTGGAGAAAGGTATCGAAGCAACGCAGGATGTTCTTGTCGTAGGAGCGGATGAAGCAGATACCAATGCAAGAATTGACACTCTGATGAAAATCGTGGAATCCCAGCTTAAGAAAGCCGAGATCACCAGAGCAACCGGATCTACACCAAAAACCATGACGAACTCAGGAAGTCAGTTGTCTGAATTTGAAAAGAGACTTGCAAAGTATAAATAAAGGAGAATGTGAAGATGAAAAACAAAGAATTTATGATGTTACAGTTATTTGCGGCAGGAGACAACAATGATATGCCGATAAGGAGCTACCAGCTTGAGTTTAAAAGCCTTTTGGAGGTAGTATTTAAAAAGATGTCTTATTTCGCGGATTTTTTCGTCGGCGAACTTGAGGTACTGGATGGAGTCAGCGAAAATGAAACAGCCTTTTATGTAAAAACATCAGACATTCCGGTTGTGGTTGGAACTGGGTACGATAAAACAGCTACGAAAGCGTTTGGAACGGGAACAGGGAACTCTAGCCGTTTCGGGGAGAGAAAAGAGATTATCTACGCGAACACGCCGGTTAATTACTCTTGGGGATGGAATTACCACGAGGGAATTGACCGCCACACCGTAAATAATGATTTTGACGTTGCGGTAGCAGATCGCTTGGAACTGCAGGCGAGGGCTAAGACAAAGCAGTTTAACAAGCAGCACGGAAAATTTATTTCCACATCTTCCGGAAAAACTTTAAGCGTTACTGATTATACGGCAGACAATGTATTAAAGCTGTTTAATGAGCTGTCGAAGTATTTCAATAATATCGAAGCAGTTGGAACGAAAAAAATTAAGGTTTGCTCCGATCTGTACAATGCCGTTGCGGATCATCCTTTGAATACAACTGCTAAAAACTCTACTGTAAACATTGATGGCAATGAAGTTGTGAAGTTCAAGGGATTCCTTGTAGAAGAGATTCCGGATGAATTATTCCAGTCTAAAGAATGTGCCTATGCTTATATTGCCGGCGTTGCAAAAGCATTTACCGGAATTAACACAGCGAGAACAATCGAATCCGAGGATTTTGACGGTGTAGCGCTGCAGGGAGCTGGTAAAGCCGGAGAATTTATCCCGAATGACAACAAAAAGGCGGTAGTAAAAGTAACCATCACGGGGTAAAGAGTATGCGCAGGATGAAAAGTGTACTGGATGATTTAAAAAAGCTTCTGGGGATCGAGGATGATTCTCTTGATCCGAAACTGGAACTGATTCTTAGATCTGTGCAGGGGCGGTTAAAGCTCCTGCTCAGAGGAATTGAAGTACCGCAAGAAATGAATCACATTGTCGTGGAAGTGGCAGTGATCCGGTTTAATCGGTTGGGTTCCGAGGGTATGTCATCACACAATGTTGAGGGAGAGAATATGTCCTACAATGATAATGATTTTGATGGATTCATGAATGAAATACAGGCTTTTCTTGACTCACAAAAAGAATCAAAACGAGGAAGGGTGAGATTTATTTGAGATGTGATACAGAAGTTTTCTTCCAGTCGATCACACCTGGGGAGTATGACAAAGCTACTGGTGACTACAAAGAAGATACTGTACGGGAGGAGAAAAGACATGCCAGTGTGACGGATACCGGCACGGATACGATGAACCTTGTATACGGAGCCATAAAGCAGGGAAGCAAGACGGTGCGGTTACAGATGCATTACAAAAAGCCGTTTGACCGTATCCGAATAGGCAACGCCTTATACAGAGTGGATTTTGAGCGGAAACTGCGGACAAAGCATGTGTTTGTAGTAAGTGAGGTGCAGTAATGGCAGGCATTAAATTTGAAGGAATCGCAAAGTTGGACAAAGGTTTGAAGAAAAGAATGGATCTGAATGCAGTCAAGACAGTTGTCCGAAAAAATGGAGCTGATATGCAAACAAAATCACAGAGAAATGCGCCGGTTGATACCGGGACTTTGAAGCGGAGCATAGGTCTTGATGTGTCAGACAATGGAATGACTGCCACAGTAGAACCAACAGCTGAGTATGCGCCTTACGTAGAACTTGGAACCCGATTTATGGAAGCGCAGCCGTATTTAAAACCCGCATTTGAGGAGCAAAAGAAACAGTTTGAAAAAGATTTGCAAAAGCTTGTGAGGTGAGATATGGATCCACAGCAAGAATTATTTACAAAATTACTTACAGAGATCAAAGCATTAGGATATGACGTATATGACGGCTTCTTACCGCCGGATGGTACGCCGTATCCTTTTGTTTATCTTGCAGATAGCCAACAGACAGACGATGCCAATAAAACGGCTGTGTTTGGCAATGTGTATCAGACCATTCATGTCTGGCACAACAATCCAAGACAGAGAGGAACGGTATCAAAAATGCTGTTGGCGATCAAAACCACATGCAGAAAACTGGATCATACCGAAAATTTTGCATGGGATGTCCGGAATGTAAATCAGAGAATTCTTCCGGATACAACAACAAAGCACCCTCTTTTACACGGGTTGCTGGAAATAGAATTTAGTTTTAGTTAGAGAGGAGAAAAAGCATGTTTAAGACAGGACTACAGTTATTTGCAGAGGCGGTATCTGGCAAGAAAATCGTCTATTTGTATCGACTTGCAGGAAAAGCCAAAGAAGAGGCTGCGAAAAATCTTGCATTCACAACAGAAAATGGAAGAACAAAAAGCAAGGACGCAGATTCCACTGCCACAAAGGACGGAGCCATCCGTACACCCGGGGCTGCGGAAACAGAAATCACGGCCACTGCTATCCTTGCGAAGAAAGATAAGTTAATCTCTGAGTTAGAGGACGCAATGGATTCGGATGAGTTGCTTGAAATCTGGGAAGCAAACCTTGAGGATCCGGCAGAACCTGGTCCGAATAAGTTTAAGGGTACGTATTTCCAGGGATATCTCACGGAATTTGAGATCACATCCTCGGCAGATGAAAATGTAGGGGTGTCTCTTACTTTTGGTGTTAACGGCTCCGGAAAACGAGGGGATGTTACTGTAACTGCACAGCAGCAGGAAGTAGCAGCTTATGTGTTTAAGGATACGACACAGGAATCGTAACCCCCTCTGGTGATACTGCCTTGATTAGTAGAGGGAGAATTTGTAAGGCGAAAAACGGATGATTATGTACATAGGGGGCGGTAAAACCGCTCTCTTTTAATGGAGGTAAAAAATATGATGGAATTAACGATTAACGGACAGGTGTACCAGTTTAAATTTGGAATGGGATTTTTGAGAGAAATCAACAAGCAGACAAATATGCCTGTGGATGGGTTGCCGGGAGTAAAAAAAGACGTAGGATTCCGGTATGCGCTTATGAACTTAATAAATGGTGATCCGGATGCGTTGGTAAACATTCTTGATGTTGCGAATAAAGGGCAGAATCCGAGAGTGACAAGAGGCCTTTTGGATGAGTATATCGACGATGAGGACACAGATATTGATGAACTTACAGAAACAGTAATGGGTTTCTTGAAGAGTGCCAATGCTACGAAAAAAGCTACGGACGAGATCGTGGACGCTGTGGAGAAAGAGAAACAGAGAATGGAAGAGGAAGAAGCGAAGAAGAGAGAGCTGATGATGTAGATTTTGAAGAATCCTACAGAGAGGTGGCGTTGAATTGTTTCCGATATCTTGGCTTTAAGAGCTTTGAAGAAGTGGATAGGTTGACAATTCCAGAATACACCTTGCTCATGGAGGCTGTGCAGCTAAGAGAAGTAGATAAGGACTATCGAAATCATCTGCAAGCGTTCCTGAATTTTGCTGTGAAAGCAGAGAAAAAGGTCGGAAAGAATAGGTCGAAACCAGTGTATCAGAGATTCAGAAAATTCTTTGATTACGAAAAAGAAGTAGATCGCGTGAGGAACCGAAAGCAAAAAAATGAAAGATTAGACATAATCGGCAGAATGATGAAAGGAGAGTGATGGCATGGCAGAAAGTTTTTCTGTAAAGGCAATATTATCTGCGCAGGATAGAGGATTTACGTCTGCTTTCAAATCTGCAATGGGTACCGTAAGCAATTTAAAAAACACGCTCACAAGTGGAATCGGATTTGGAATCATGGCCGGAATTGGACAAAAGGCATTTGGTGCTGTCACATCCAGTATTGGCGGTATGGTGTCGGAATTAAATTCTTCCAGTGCTGCATGGAAAACATTTAACGGAAACATGTCGATGGTTGGCAAAGGCGCTGACGAGATTGCATCTGTAAAAAAGGAATTGCAAGAGTTTGCAGAAGATACTATTTACAGCGCATCTGATATGGCAAGTACTTACGCTCAGCTGAGTGCAGTAGGTATTAAAAGCACGAACAAGCTTGTAAAGGGATTCGGAGGGCTTGCGGCGGCAGCTGAGAATCCAAAACAGGCAATGAAAACTTTAAGCCAGCAAGCTACACAGATGGCAGCGAAACCAACAGTTGCTTGGGCAGACTTTAAACTTATGATCGAACAGACTCCGGCTGGTATATCGGCAGTCGCAAAAGAAATGGGCATGACTACCACGGAGCTGGTGCAGAATGTGCAGGACGGAAAAATTGCGACAGAAGATTTCTTTGATGCTATCGCAAAAGTCGGCACAAATGACGCATTTACGAAGCTTGCTACAGAGTATAAGACTGTAGATCAGGCAATGGATGGTCTGACCGAAACAGTAAGTAATAAGCTGGCACCGTCATTTGATGTTTTATCCGGTCGAGCAATTAAATCTTTGGACGGGATAATTAATAAAATTGGAGATCTTGATGGAGATGCAATCGCAGGAAAATTAACTGGATTTCTCGATAAAGCAAGTGGGTACTGGAATGTTTTAAAAACAGAGGCCTCTGAGGTAAAAACAGCTTTCGGGGATGCGTTTTCAGCAATCGGCGAAGATCTCGGAAAGATTACAGGTGCGTTTGGCTCCACGGAAAGCATCAGTTCTTTCGCCGGTGTAATGGATTCCGCGAGCGGGGCTCTGCAAACATTTGCCGGATTTTTAGAGGATCATTCTGAAACTATCGCGAAAGTGATTCCTCAGATTCCTAAGCTTGTCGTTGCATATAAAGGCTTTAAGATTGCAAAAAGTGTTGCCCCGTTTGTAGGTGCATTCACCAGTGCGATTGCAGGTCTTGCCGGCGCAGGGATTAGTGCGATTGCCGGAAAATTGCTTGGAATTTCCAAAGGACAGGATGCGGTTGGTAAAAGCAGTGCTTCAAGCTCCAAGAAAATGCTTGCGTCCGCTAAAGCATTCATGATGTTGGGTGTCGGAGTTGCTTTGATTAGCGGTGGATTTTTCTTGTTGGCGCAAGGCGCAAAAGCAGTGGCTGATTCAGGTCCGTTGGCTGTTGCTGTTTTAGTTGGTATGGTAGCTGCAATTGCAGGTCTTTTGATCGTGGCCAAAATGGTGGCTCCGACATTATCGGCAGGTGCAGCAGGATTTGTTGCATTCGGCGCAGCTGTTGTTTTGGCAGCGGCCGGAATCGCCGTATTAACTATGTCCTCAATTTCTCTGGCAAATGCAGGCCCGCTTGCAATCGCAGTGATGTTCGGCCTGATCGTAGCAATTGGTGGATTGATGGTCGTAGCGGCTGCAGTAGCTCCTGTCCTTACAGCAGGAGCTGTTGGTTTGATCGCATTCGGTGTGGCTGCGGCACTTGTTGGAGCGGCA